ATTATGGAAATCAAGTAATGCCAAGCTCGGGTAATACACTCCCAGTAGCTGAAAGAGATTTTGAGATTAAATACTTTAGACCAGCTATATATAAGAAAACAATATTAGATAAAATATTCTCAGATGCTGGTTATTCTTATACATCTACATTTTTTAATTCAACATTTTACAAAAGTCAAATAATTCCAACAAGTGGCGATAAGTTTGAAAAAACAGCACAGCAATTAATAGACAATCAATTCTATGTAGGTAGGTCAAGTAATTTTACAGTAGGCCCTTACAATGCAGCTTATGTAGGAGCATCAAGTTTATGGAATCAATTCACACCAACAACAAACACTATTTTATTTAATGCTACATCTTCGCCTTATAATAACGCTGCGGGTAAATACAATTCTGCTAATGGTAAGTTCACAAATACTTATGCTGCTTTTAAATATGTAAATTATAATATAGAAGCGGTTATAAATTTAGATTTAGATATATTATATACAGGTTCGGGTTCACCAACTTATGTATCATTTGTAGGTAATAATAGAAAAATATTTTATAATATAAAAGTTAATAACGTTGTTGTTGCTTATGAAGAATTTGTATTTAATCCATTTGTTGCTTTTGACCCTAATGCTTTTTATCCTTTAAGTATTGGAAATATAGAACGTAAAATATCTTTACCAGCATTTGCTTTATATGGCGGTTTAGATGTTAAAGTTGATATCGGTTGGAATTTAGAATTTGCTTTTTTTGATGTTGGACCTTTATATAATCCTATTGCAGCAAGTTCAGCTCAAGTAAGGGCAAAGGTTAAAAGTGCAAAAACATTCTTCTCAGGTAATTATGTAAATACAAATATTGATGAAGATGATTTAGTCGATTTAAACAAAGTATTACCGATTAATATTAAACAAATAGACTGGTTAATGTCGGAGTTTAAATTGCATAATCTTTACATGGTGCAAGACAAAACAAATGAATATAATTACTTTATTGAAGATAGGGAGAACTTTTATACTGGCTCAATAGACTGGTCTGATAAGCGTGATTATTCTATGAAGCGTGAAGTTTTGCCAATAGGCGAATTAGATTTTTTACGATATGAATTAGAATACAAAGAAGATTCAGATTACTTAAATGACAAATATCAAAAGGATTATAAAGAAACTTTCGGTAAACATATAGAGTATGTCGATAATGATTTTATTAATCAAACAAAAGATGTAAGTGTAATTTATTCAGGTACTCCTTTAAAAGGTAACTATAAAAATGGTTTAGTAATACCTACTATTTATAAAGTCGAAGCTGGTGTTATTAGTCCAATACAATCAAATATAAGATCGCTTTATTATGGAGGTTTAATTGCTATGAATTATGGCAGTTGGAATCTATGGAGGTCAAATGGTAATACAGTAACAACTTATTCTACTTATCCTTTTGCTGGGGATTGCGATAATCCTTATAACCCTACTTTAACTTTAAATTGGGATACACCACACGAAGTTTATTATACTTATCCTCAGGCGACTTATACCGATAACAATTTGTATAATAGGTTTTATTCTAAAATGATAAATCAGTTAACTGATAAGAACTCAAAGATTGAAAAACGATATTATAATTTAACTGCTTACGATATTAAAAACTTTGATTTTAGAAGTGTAGTTTGGGATGATGGGTATTATATAGTAAATGCCATTAAGGATTACAACTTTATGAAGCCGCAAAGCACAATGGTTGAATTATTAAAGTTAACTGATTATGCGGTTTTTGTTCCTGATAACGATATTAATTTTATTGGAGGTAATGCTGGCGGTGATGGTATGGTTTTATCACAAATGCAAAATTTAAGTTCTGCAAATGGTAGTAATATAAACTTTGGATATAATAGTAATATAGTAGGAGGTGATAATAACTTTGTAGCTTCAGGAGCAAATAGCGTTACTTTAACGAACTCAAATAATGTAGTTATAGAATCTTCAGTAAGTAATTTTACAGGCGTTAATTTAACAGCCAATAGCACAATAACAAGTGGAGGTATTAACTTATCGGATGCCATTACAATAGATAATTCAAGTGGTTCTTATTTAGCAAAAATAAATACAAGTCAAGTAGTAAAGAAGTCAATAACCATAACAGCCGATTATACCATTGATGGAAGTTGTACTTTCTTTTATGTAAACGCAACTGATGGCAATGTAAAGATAACTATCGACCCGACTTTATTTATTGATTACGAGTTTACATTTTTTAGAACTGATTCAACTGCTAACTCAGTAAAACTATACGGGGTGGCATCGGAAACACTAAACGGGTTAAGTTTACCACAAACAATAATAACAGGACAATATTCAACAATAACAATTAAATCAAACGCAACTAACATCTTTATAATATAATTATGGCAAAAGAAGAAATAGCATTTAATACAACTGTAACAGGAGTAGAAAAAACAATCAGTTCTTTTAAAGATTTAAAAACAGCAATTAAGGCAGCCAAGGATGAGCATATAGCAATGACTTCTAAGTTTGGCGAAGGTTCTATTGAAGCAACAAAAGCTGGTCAAAAATTAGCTGGGTTACAAGATAAGGTTGAGGACTTAAACGATTCGACTAAAAGTTTAAAGGGTAGTGGAGTTGAAAGATTAACATCTTCATTTAAATTATTATCTGAAGGTATTGCAACTTTTGATTTTGATAAAATTAAAACAGGCTTTAAAGGTATTGGAGCTGCAATGGGTGCTATTCCAATATTTTTATTAATTGAAGGTATAAAGTTATTATACGATAATTTTGATAAGATTGCTGCTATATTTGATAAAACAAGTTTAGCAGAGAAAGCATTAGCAGAAGCAACCAAAGCAGTATCGGGTGAATTAGCAAAAGTCTTAGAAGGAGTTCAAAATGTAGAATCGGCATTTGATTCATTTAATAAAGGCACATTATCAAAAGATGAAACATTAAAAATATATAACGAAACATTAGGTCAAAGTTTAGGATATACAAATGATTTAGCTGTAGCAGAAAGTAATTTTGTAGCAAATAAGGATTTGTATATTGAAGCAATGCAAGCTAAGGCAACTGCAAATGTTTTGTTTGCAAAGTCAGCAGAAGCACAAGCAAAGGTATTAACAGGTGAAGCAGCTGGTGCAGATGCGGTACCTTGGTATGAAAAAACTTATGCGTACATAAGTAGTATTGGTTTAAATGCACAGGCGGATATGAATGAATACGCTAAAAAAGTTGTTGAATATGGTAAGATACATTCAAAAGAAACACAACAATTTGCAGATGAAACTAAAAAATTAGGTCAAACAGAATTAGAAAAATCAAATGCATTATTTGATAATTTAAAAACAAATAATAAAGAAGCTGGAACTCTTACAAAAGAAGAATTTGATAAAGCTGAAAAATTAAGATTAAAAGGAATTGAAGATGCTAAAGCAGCAGCACAAAAAAGACGTGAAGATGAAAAAAAGTTATTATCGGATATAGAAAAAGCAAAAGAGGAATCATATATAAAAACTTTTAAAACTGAACTAGCACAAGCTATTATAAAAGCACAATTTCAAAATGATGATTTAATAAAAAGTATAAATTCAAGCAAAGCAAGCCAAGCAACAAAAAATAAAGCATTAGCTCAAGCTGAAATAACCTTACAAGATAATATATTACAAATACAAAAAGATTATAAAGTTAAACAAGATGCTGAAGAAAAAGCAGCTGAAGTTAATAGACAAGCAAAAGCGGATAAAGATATACAAAAAATTGAAGCTGATGAAAAGAAAAAAATAGCTTTACAATTATCAAACATAGAAAGTAGTTATCAATTAGAAGCACAAAGATTAGCAAATCAAGGTAAAAATTTACAAGCGGGATCACAGGCAGAAGAAGAAAATAATGCTAAAAAAGTAGAATTAGAAAAAAAGCATTTTAAAGATATTTACGATATAAATATAGCTAATGCTGATTTATTAGGGTTAAGTGAATTAGATATTGAAAACAATTATACAAAACAAAAAGAAGCTTTAGAAGATGCGGCAAGGGAACGAAAAAAAGCAAAAGAAAAACAATTACAAAAAGATATAGTTGAATCGGTAAACCTTGCAGCTCAAACAACTTTAGCAGTTTCAAAAACTTTATCGGATACTTATTACATGAAGGAAACTCAAAAGGTTAATAAACTTTATAGAGATAAATTAAAAAATGTAGTACAAGGTTCTAAAGAAGAAAAAGCAATATTAGAACAAAAGGCAAAAGATGAAAAAGATTTAGCAAGGCAACAATTTGAAACACAAAAGAAGTTTAATAGAGCAAGTGCTATATTAAATGGAATCTTAGGTATAGGTGCTATCTTAGCAGTTCCCGATCCAACGTTAGGAATACTTTCTGCAATAAGAGTAGGAGCTTTAGCTATATCAACAGCTGCAAACATTGCTCAGATTAATAGCACACAATTTGATGAAGGTGGAAGTTCAGCGGGTGCAATACCAGCAGCAGAAACCTCAGCACCAACAACAAGTCAAGCTCCAGCAATATATGGACCAGGTCAAGGGCAGTCAACTACATTTAGTGGAAATCAAAATAATAACTTTGCTCCTGTTAAAGCATACGTTGTAGAAACTGAAAACCGAAGCACTACAAATCGGGTAAACAAATTAGTATCGGAATCAACATACGGATAAATTTAAACGTTATTACAATATGGAATTACCAATTAAGAAAGCAATAATAGATGTCGAAGATTCCGAAATGGGATTAAAGACAGTTAGTTTAGTAAGTGATCCAGCCATTCAAATAAATTGGATTAAGTTCAACAAACAATCGGAAATCAAGTTAGCAATTCAAAACGAAGATAAGAGAATTATATTCACTCCCGTACTTATACCGAATCAATTAATATATCGGAATATAGCGGGTGAGGAATTTAACTTGATGTTCGATAAAGAAACGATTGAATTAGTAGAACAAAAATGGGTTAAAGATAATTTATCAAGTGCTGTAGATATTGAGCATTCAAGTAAATTAATAGAAGGGGTTACATTCTTTGAATCAGTATTATTAAATAATGAAAGATTTGCAACAGCTAAAGGCTTCGAAGGACTGCCAGAAGGAACTTGGTTTCTTACGGGCAAGGTTGAAAGTGATGATGTATGGACAAAAATCAAGTCGGGTGAAGTTAACGGTGTTTCGATTGATGGCTTATTTAAAACAGCTGAAGTCAATAAAGTAACTATGTCAGATGAACAAGTAATAAAAATAATAAACAATTTAAAAACTTTAAACGTTATATAAGCATGGAAACAAATGTTATCTCAAAAATTAAAGACTTTATCATAACTAAACTTAGTGTTGATGAACGTGTGGCCTTAGAAGGTCTTAATCCAGTTGCTGAAAAACCTACAATGCCAACTGAAGAAAAAAAACCAAGTACCGAGCAAACACCTGAAGTTAAAATGAAAGAAGCTAAAACAGTTGATGGTTTAGTATTTGCTTATGATGGCGAATTAGTTATCGGAACTGCAATAATGGATATTACAAGTGGCACAGCTAGTCCAGTAATGGATGGCGAATACACAATGGAAGATGGCAATGTAGTTAAAATTTTAAGCGGAGTAGTTGCTGAAATTGAAAGCAAAAAAGTAGAAGAAGTTGAAGCTCCTGAAGTAGTTGAATCGGAATTAAAATATCCTAAAGAAATGGATACTAAAATGAGTGCGATGCAAGTATCTTTAGAAAGTCAAATATCTAGTTTGAAAAAACAAGTTGTTTTACTTAACAAAGTAGTAAACGAAATCTTAAACACACCAATACAAAATGAAACTAAGGTTACAAAAAATTGGGATGAATTAAGTTCTTTAGAAAAATTTAGACTAACAAAATAATTAATTAATAATTTAAAACAAAATATAAAATGGCAATTTCAGCAACAATAGTAGACATCAGAGGTAAGGCAGTCGAGCCGATTATCGAAGAGATTTTATTTGCAAATGATACTGTAAATAAGAATTTAGTAACTTTAGCAACCGACATCAAGAGCGACACGGTGTTTACCGAAAATGATAATAGCGTTACAGCTCAAGCATTTGCAAGTGGTGCTCCAACTTCATCAGGAACTTTTGGATTAGTTGATACTTTGATTACTCCAACTAAAATAATGTACTACCAAGAATTTGATCCTAATGCTTTACGTTCTTCACGTTTCAATAGAACAATGAAGCCAGGTGCATGGGAGATTGAATCAAGTGAATTTGGTTCAGTAGTATTAAAGTCTTATGGTAATTTAATTGCTGAAGATTTACAAAGTAAATTTTGGAACGGTGCAACAAGTGCTACACGTACTGCAGTTGCAGCTTTAACTCCAGGTACTGCTCAGAATCAAGTTAGTTCAGTTGAACAAGCATTAGTTGCTTCAGGTTCAGCTTCATTACTTGATGGTGTTGCAACTAGAATGATTTATAATGGTGGTGCTTTAGGAACTCGTATTAAAGTTTTAGGAACTACAATCGATGCAACTAACATTCAAACTGAATACGCTAAGGTTTACGCAGCTATTCCAGCAAGAGTTATTAATGGTGCAGTTAAGCCATTTATTTATGCTCCTTATTCTCACAAACAATTTATAAACATTTATAACGTATCTGCTACTTACCGTGATTTATTCGCTGTAACTAATTTAGGTCAACCAACTGAAGCTTATTTCTACAATGGAATTCAAATTCAATTTGTGCCTTTAGCTGAGAAAGTTGTTATCGCAGCACGTCCGGATTATATTTACTGGTGTACTGATTTAGTTAGTGATATCAATAAGTTTGAAGTTAACAAAATTGCTTTCAATCGTGAAGATATGTTTGTAAAAAACATCATGACAATCTTCGCACACGTTGTGAATCAAGCGATGAATGTTCTTTACGTAGGATAAATTTAATGGAGGGGCAACCCTCCTTATTATAAACAAATTAAAATTATAAAAATATGCCATGTGTATTAACAAGCGGTTATACCTTTCTAGGTTGTAAAGGTGGAGCTGGTGGAATAAAAAATGTTTATCTAACTGAATTTGAAAACAACTCAGGAACTGGTTCTGCATTTACAGCAACTGCTGGAGTGGTTACAGCTTATACTTTAGCAACAGGCAAGAAGTACCGAGTGTATTCTTTGGATAAAGAGATGGGAATGTTTACAAGTCCTGGCACTTATACTCCAGCTTCAGGAACTATTTCTTACGAACCACAAATTGATTTTACTATTAAAAAATTAACTTCTACAGTTATTCAAGAAATTCAATTAGTTGCTCAAAACGTTTTAACCATGATGGTTCAAGATGTTAACGGTGACTATTGGTTATTTGGTAAGGATCAAGGAATGGATTTATTAACTTGGAGTACTGAAAGCGGTATGGCAATTACTGATTTAGCTGGTCATAAACTTTCTTTTAAAGGTAAGGAGATAGCTCCAATTTACAAAGTAACAAGTACTTTGATAGCTAACTTAATAGCTTAATCAATAACTTTTTAAAGTTAAGCTCAGGCCCGTAAGCTTGGGCTTTTTTTTTAAATAACAAATTGATATATTTGTACGTTATATAAGTATGATAACAATTAATAAGAATAATAGTAATACAGTTATCTTAACATTACAGGAGAAATGTTTATTAGCAAATCCTTATTTTTTATTTCAGTTTAAAAACGTTCAAACAAATACATCACAATATTTTTTACCAGCGGACATAAGCACACAAAAGGAACGATATAATGAATTTATAATAGTTGAAACAGCAACACCAACAACTGCTCAGATTTCATTAACAATAGGCGATTACGAATATACGATATACGAACAAGTAGGCAATAGTAATACTAATCCAACGGGATTAAATGTAGTGGAGGTGGGTTATGCAACTTGTTTTGATTTAACAAAAATTACATTTAAAGAATATCAAGGTGGAGCAATAACTAACAAGGTTTACAATGGCTAAAAAATTAGAAGTATATAATGACATAATTACTATTAAGATGGATGTTAACCAACTTCCTACTTATAAAATAGATACAGCTGGAGAATTTGTTAAGTGGGGCAAAGACAATAACTTTCCTAAAGAATTATTAAATTCTTATAACAATCATCCTGAACATGCTGCTATTTTAAAAGGTAAAGCACGTTATCTTAGCGGATTGAAAATAGTGCCAAGTCAAGATTTACCACAAGTTCAACAGTTTTTAGCCAAGGCAAATAGATTTGATTCATGGTATGAATTAAGAAAAAAATGTGATTCCGATAAGGCAATTTATGGCGGGTTTGCATGTCAAGTAACTACTAATTTAATAGGCCAACCGATTGAATTTTACCATTTAGATATGGGTAAGATAAGACTAAGTGCAGATAATTGCGGAGTTTGGTATAGTGAAGATTGGACTGCAAAAAGTTACCATTTAAAGAAAACTTATTTTCCATTTTACAAGGAGGGGTTTATAGGTAGCTCAATTTACTATTCTAAGGACTTTACACCGTCTTTAAATGAATTAGATGGACTTTACCCTTCACCCGATTATTCAAGCGTTCTATTAGACATTAATACCGATATTGAGATTAGTAACTTTTTTCATAGTTTAGTAAAGAATGGATTTAGTGCTGGTCATATTATAACTTTCTTTAGTGGTAAATTAACACCTGAAGTAAAAGAAGATATTAAAGAACGTTTTCAAGAAAAACATCAAGGCACACAAAATGCTGGCAAAGTAGTTTTATCATTCACGAATCCCGATGGCAAAGGAGCAGAAGTTGTAAATGTAACTCCAACAGGATTAGCAGACCAATACGAAGCGTTAAATAAACGTAACCAACAAAAGATAATCACAGGACATAACGTGCCGGGAGTATTGTTTAAAATCAAAACTGAGGGTACTTTAGGCGATCGTAACGAATTAGATTTAGCACATGAATTATTCATTAACGAATATGCTAAGATTGAACAAGTAGCATTCAATAAGTTTATTGATAAAATGTTTAAACTAAAAACTGGTTTAGATATAACTTTTGAAGTAGAACAAGTTCAGCCAATAGGCAAAGAACTTCCATTAGAAAATCAAAATGTTATCAATGCTTTAAATTTACGTGATCCTAATATCGTAACTAATTATATAATTGAAAAATACGGATTAAAGATTGAAGCTGCAGAAATTGGCACTCCGAGTGCAACTGTAATACAAGAAGAAATACAAGTAAACGAACACCTTAAAAACTTAACAGGCCGACAAAGACAAAATCTTTTTAATATAGCCAACAAGTTAAAGAAGGGTGATTATACAGCAGACCAGGCATTAATAATGATTAAGACAGGATTTGGATTAAGTGATGCGGATGCTTTAACGTTTTTAGGAATTGCACAAGATGAAATGAATAATGAGGTTGTAAAAGTTCAACAATCAAGTGATAAAGAAAAAAGATTTATTGAATGGGCAACTGCACGAGCAATACAAATAGATGACGAAGATGAAATCATAGATATTGAGTATGTAAACTTTAAGGATTCAAAACAAGTTTTAAAATTCGAGTTATCAAAACAAAAATTATATACAGCTAATAGATTTCAGTTATCGGAAACCGATTTAAGAAATGGAATATTAAACCAATTAAAGGGTAATCCATTTGCTAAACCCGAAGAACTTGCTAAGGCATTAAATGTAGATAAAGATAAAGTTACAACTGTATTAGAATGGTTAGCAGCTAAAAAATTAATTGATACTTTAGGAGGTTTATTTACACCAACTGAAAAAGGATTAGATAAAGATACTGCAGATTATGAGACTGAAATTTATACAGTTTATAGATACGATAAAAGACCTGATGTAAGTGGTAGTAAATTAATATCAACATCAAGAGATTTTTGTAGAAAAATGGTTGCTTTAACTTCAGGAACTGAATTAATCGATGGCAAAATGAAAGCTAAAAGATTAACATATAATGAAATTGAGGATTACACTAATGAATTTGGTGAAGATGCTTGGAATTTTCGTGGAGGATTTTATAATGATGGAACTGAAACAACTCCTTGGTGCCGCCACATTTGGGTTGGTGAAACTAGGGTAAAACGTAAAAAGAAATAACATGGCAACACTTTGGATAGGTCAAGATTATTTAATTAGACATTCGGTTATTGATGACAATACCGAGTACGATAAGATAACACCAGTAATTGAATTGGTGCAAGATAAATACATACTTCCTTTATTAGGAACTAGTTTATATAATACTATTGAAACACATATCTTAGCTTATATAAATTCAGCAACTACTATTCCAGCAGCTTACAAAACATTAATTGATAACTACATTTTAAAAATGATGGTCCATTATATTATGTATGAAAGCTCACCAACGTTTAAATTCCGATATGCGAATAAAGGCATAATGACAAATAGTAGTGATAACGGGCAACCGATACCAACTAATGACATGGAATACTTAATGAATATTTGGAAAACTAATGGTGAGATGTACGGGGACAGAATGATAAAATATTTAAACTATAATAACTCAACATACCCAACTTACAATAATAATACAGGAGCGGATATATTCCCTGAACGAAATGCTTATGATGTTGATATTTATTTAGGCACTAGAATTTTAGGTAAAAAAGATTATAGTAATATTCAAGATAACCGAGATAATCCTATATGGCAATAAGAAAGAAAACAAAGAGTGAAATTAAAAAGTACATTAAAAAAAATAAGAAATTAATAGATGTTTACCTTAAACAAATTAATATCAACAATAGCAACGTACTCAACTGCTCACAAGCAAGTTAAGAGTTGGTATTTTGGTGACCCTTGGGATCAATTAAATGGCGGTCAGTCAATTAAATATCCTATGCTTTTTGGTACTTTACAACCTAACAGAGTTGATGGGACAAGTGATATTACTGTAATAAGATTTTACATTTGTGATAAAAGTAAGAAGGGATTAAGAAATCAACTTGAGGTCTTATCGGACTGCAAACAAATAGCTTTAGATACTTTAATTTATTTTAAACAATTTGATTTCTCAGAACTTATTGATGTAAATTCAAATGCAACTTTAACTGATTTTGTAGATGCTTTTAACGATGAGGTTGCTGGTTGGTATTTTGATATTGAGTTTAAATCCATCTTTGAATGGGATGCTTGCTCTTTACCAATAACAGGTTCGCCTTCAGTCATTAATCCTGATGATGTAAGAATAATAGACCAAGATGGGAATGTTATTGCGGTGGTGCCTTGCGGTTCTTATTATACGATTGAAGTTTTACAACAACTAATACAAACATTAACTGACCCAGCTCCTGTAACAATAATACAAACTTTAACATAATGGCAGTAGTAGAATTAAGATACGATCCAAAAAATTCAGCATGGTTTTCAGCCAATGCAACTATGGTATTAAAAGCTGGTGAGCCAGCGTATTTAAGTACAACGGGCCAATTCAAATTAGGTGATGGTACTACTCAATTAAGTGCTTTATCTTTTTTGCCAGCTGGAAGCGGAATAACATTAACAACAACGGGAACAAGTGGAGCATCTACTTTAGTAAGTAATGTTTTAAATATTCCTATATATAGTGGTGGCGGTGGCGGTACTAATTTCAATGTATTAATTGATGGCGGTACTTTTGCAGCAGCAACTTCATATACTTTAATAGATGGCGGTAACTTTATTTAATAATATATAAAATGGCAATAAGAATTAGACGTGGCACGAATGCCGATAGAATAACGGTTGTATTAGAAAGTGGCGAAGTCGCTTATACAACTGATACTAAAATGTTTTATATTGGAGACGGTACTACTTTAGGTGGTACTTTAATCGGACCAGGTGCAGCGGGTGCTGTTACTTGGGGTGCTATAACAGGAACGTTAGCAAGTCAAACCGATTTGAATACAGCATTAGGAACTAAAGTAACTGGTAATACAGCTATAACGGGAGCAACTAAAACTAAAATCACTTATGATTCAAAAGGTTTAGTAACTGTAGGGGCGGATGCAACAACAGCGGATATAGCAGCAAGTACAAATAAAAATTATGTTACCGATGCTCAACAAACAGTTATAACAAATACAAGCGGTACAAATACAGGAAATCAAACATTAGCAAATACTTCAGATTCAACTTCGCATACAGCAACTTTATCGGCAACTGGTGGAAGTATAAAATTAGTTGAAGGAAGTAATATAACTTTAACAACTACAGGAACTGGAGCGGATGGAATAATCACTATTGCTTCAACGGGTGGCGGTGGAACGGTTACAAGTGTAGCTGCTTTAACTTTAGGAACAAGTGGAACTGATTTAAGTTCATCGGTAGCAAATGGCACTACAACTCCTGTAATAACTTTAAACGTTCCCGATGCAAGTGCAACCGCAAGAGGTGTGATTTCAACAAGTCCACAAACTATTGCTGGAGATAAAACTTTTACAGGAACGACTTCGGGAATAACTAAATCAATGGTTGGATTAAACAATGTTGATAATACTTCCGATGCAAACAAACCAGTTTCAACAGCAACTCAAACAGCATTAAATTTAAAACAAGATACTTTAGTTTCGGGTACTAATTTAAAAACAATTAATTCAACAACTTTATTAGGTAGCGGAAACATAACAACTGGAACGGTTACAAGTGTAGGCGTATCAATGCCAAGTGCTTTTAGCGTTGCTAGTAGTCCGATAACAACAAGTGGCACAATAGCAATAACAGGAGCTGGTGTGGTTTCTCAATATGTTAGAGGTGATGGTTCTCTTGCTAACTTCCCACAAACAAGCGGTGGCGGTTCTTCAGTATCTTACTATCTTAATGGTTCGGTAGCTCAGGGAACTTTAGGTGGAGTTGCTTTTAAAGAATTAAATAAAACACCTATTATCGGAGCTGGTACTGATTTTACAATTTCAGCCGATGGTTATATTCAAAGTTTTATTACTGATGCTGGTGATCCTAATCAATTATTAATACCAGGAGGTAATTGGAATTTTGAAACTTATTTTAGTGCATCTTCAACTGGTGGCTCACCTAGTTTTTATGTAGAATTATATAAATACGATGGTACTAGTTTAACATTAATTGCAAGTAATTCAACAACGCCTGAAAGTATTACAGGAGGTACAAATATTGATTTATATACTACAGCTTTAGCGGTTCCACAAACTGTTTTAACTTTAACTGATAGGTTAGCCATTAGATTTTACGTTGCACATAGTGGTCGCACAATTACATTACATACTGAGAATAGCCATTTAGGTCAAATCATAACAACCTTTACAAGTGGCTTAACAGCATTAAATGGATTAACTGCACAAATACAATCATTAGCAACGGGTACTACAGGAAGTGATTTTAATATATCTTCAGCAA